ATAAGATCGCAGCCAAATGCGCTATCCCTCAAAACCCTGATGTTCAGGAAGTAACGGGCCGCTCTGTTGACGAACTCCAAGCGGCTCTGAACGCAATCAAAAACTTTATGTAACGGAGGTAATACTAATATGACTATTGTAGAAATGCGCGATAAGCGCGCCAAGCTGTGGGCTACCATGCAGGGATTCCTGGATACCCACCGCACTGCAAAAGGTGTTCTCACCGCAGAGGATGACAACACCTACAACAACATGGAAAAAGAACTGAACGATCTGACCAATGAGATCCGTCGAATGGAACGCAGAGACGCCATTGAAGCGGAACTGAAAAAGCCCGTGGGTCAGCCCCTCACCGAAAAGCCCCAGAACGCTCCAAAGGATAAGCCCGGCAGAGCTTCCAACGCCTATCGTGAGGACTTCGGTCTGCATCTGCGCGGCAAGCAGCTCATTCACAATGTCCTCAGTACAGGCGTAGACGCAGACGGCGGCTACCTTGTGCCGGAGGAATTTGAAACCACGATTGTAACAGCACTGGATGAAGCCAATGTGATCCGCTCTCTGGCGAAGGTGATCACTACCAGTGCCGAGCGCAAGATTCCCATTGCAGCAACCCATTCTGTGGCTCAGTGGACAGCGGAAAACGCCGCCTATACGGAGAGCAATCCCACCTTTGCCCAGAAGCAGATCGACGCCTACAAACTCACCGACCTGGTGAAGGTCAGCACCGAACTGCTCCAGGACAGCGCATTCGATCTGGAATCCTACATCGCCCAGGAATTTGCCCGTGCTTTTGGTATTGCAGAGGAGCAGGCATTCTGCGTCGGCACCGGCACCGGTCAGCCTACCGGTATCTTTACCGAAAGCGGTGGTGAGATCGGCGTCACTGCTGGGAGTGCAACCGCCATTACAGTGGATAACCTGATCGAACTGGTCTACGCACTGAAATCCCCCTACCGCAGAAACGCCAAGTTCCTGATGAACGACGCGACCATTTCCCTGATCCGCAAGCTGAAGGACCAAAACGGCGCATACCTGTGGCAGCCCTCTGTCCAGGCAGGACAGCCTGACCGTCTGCTCGGCTATGAGATTTACACCAGCCCCTATGTGCCGACCGTAGAAGCCAGTGCTCTGACCATTGCGTTTGGTGACTTCAACAACTACTGGATTGCCGACCGCTCCGGCAGAACGGTACAGCGCTTGAACGAGCTCTATGCCGGAAACGGCCAGGTAGGCTTCATCGCTACCGAGCGCGTGGACGGCAAGGTAATCCTTGCGGAAGGCATCAAGCTGCTGAAAATGGGTGCTTAATAAGGAGGCGGCGGTCATGGAGGAACTGCTCCAAAAGGTAAAACAGAATCTGATTCTTTCCCATGCGGCGGATGATGAGCTTTTGAAGGCATACATTACCGCCGCTGTTTCGTATGCGGAAAGCTATCAGCATTTGGAGAAAGATTACTACCAGGCAAACCCCATGCCGCCCACCACCGAACAGGCTGTCATTATGCTGTCGTCCCATTTCTATGAATCCAGGGACGGCAGCACAGGCGGCTT